GTGCTACAATTGGACATACAAGTGATACAGATTTATTAACACTTGCTGATGGTGTATTAACAGTTGCAGGAGAATTAGACGCTGCAACTTTAGATATATCTGGAAATGCAGATATAGATGGAACTACAAATTTAGACGCTGTCGATATTGATGGTGCTGTACAAATAGATGCAGCATTTACGTCAGGTGTTGATGGACAAGGTTACGATACAAAATTTTTTGGAGATACGTCAAGTGCTTACATGTTATGGGATACATCAGCAGATGATTTAGTTTTCGCAGGTGCAGCAGGAATTGATTTAGCTGGGGACATAGATGTTGATGGTACAGCTAATTTAGACGCTGTTGATATTGACGGAGCTGTACAAATAGATGGTGCAACTACGGTTGGTGTTGATGGCACAGGACTAGACGTAAAGTTCTTTGGTGATACTTCTGGTAGCTTCTTACTATGGGATCAATCAGATGATGCATTAGAATTAACAGACTCTTCTCCGATTAAAATTGGTGATAGTGCTGATATGCAAGTGTATCACGATGGTACTAATTCTTATATTACAAATTCACAAGGCGCTTTAAAAATTGCAACTGAGACTTCAGGAATCGCATTAACGATTGGACATACAACTTCAGAAACAACGGTAGCAGATAATTTAACGGTTACGGGTGATTTTGCTGCAGGCAATTTTAAATTTGGTGGAACAGATTTTACAGACAGTTTACTGGTAGGTCATTCAACGACAGGAACTTTAAGTGCAGCTATTCAAAATACAGGAGTTGGAATTCTTGCTTTAGATGCCTTAACATCAGGAGATAGTAATACAGCTCTTGGTAGGTCAGCCGCATCAGGAGTAACAGGTGGTGCCTATAATACAGCAGTAGGAGCTTATGCCGCAGATGTTGTCACAACAAGTGATTACAATACTGCTGTTGGAGGAAGTGCATTAGGAGCAACAACTGGTGCAAGTAATACTGGTATTGGTTATGGTGCTGGTTGGAGAAATGTAACTGGAACTTTTAACGTTTCATTGGGTGCTGAAGCATTAGAAGGAGTACATGCTAATAGCCACAGTTATAATACTGCTATAGGTGCTAAAGCCAGTGAAGTTATTACTACTGGTGACTACAATATTACTCTTGGCTATACAGCTGGAGATAACATTACAACAGGTTCTGGTAATGTCGTAATTGGAAAAGCGGATGTTTCAAGTGCAACAGGAGACGATCAACTTTCAATATCTGATGGTGAAGATGGCTCAGTTGTTTGGATGACGGGTGACAGTTCAGCCAATATAACTTTTGCTGCTGAAGTAGCAGCCGCTACTTTGGACATTTCAGGAGCTATTGACATTGATGGTACAGCGAATTTAGACACTGTCGATATAGATGGTGCAGTTCAAATAGACGCTACGTTTACATCTGGTGTTGACGGGCAAGGCTATGATACAAAATTTTTTGGAGATACGTCAAGTGCTTATATAATGTGGGACACTTCCGCTGATAAATTACTGACAGCGGGCGGTGCCTTAGTAGATATAGTTAAAGATAAATTAATGATTGGTGGCACTGCGGTAACAACTACAGCGGCAGAACTTAATAAATTGGATGGCGCAGGAGTAACTACAACAGAATTAGACTACAGTGATCTTGCAACATTAGGTACAACAGCAGCATCAAAAGTATTTACAGCAGACGCTAATAATTTAACAAAAATAACAGGTGCCGTATACTTAGAGGAAGCTACATTATCATTTGATGCGACGCAGGATTGGGACGTTAGAGCGTCTCCAGTTGCGAAAGTGACATTGACGGCTAATGTGACTTTTGATGCACCTTCAAATCCAACAACGGGACAATTCATTTCCATCGTTTGCATACAGGATGGTACGGGTTCTAGAACGATTGCATGGGACGCCGTTTTCGAATTTGCCTCGGACACAGCCCCAACAGCTACGACTACAGCGTCTAAAGGGGACATGTTTAACTTTAGATATAACGGAGCAAAATGGTTAGAAGTAGGGAGGAATTTAGCGTTAACGCTAAGTTAATATTATGTTTGCATTAATAACAGACGGATCAATAGCAAAATACTACAGTGGTAATCGTGGAGTTACCATTGGAGATATTCAATATCCAAAAGCTATATTTACTCTATGGACTAAATCTGAAAGAGAGGCGATTGGAATTTATGAAGTTGAAATGGATTACAGCAATAGAAAAGATGAGAAATATTATACTAATACAAATGTCTCTTATTCTTTTGGAAGTGGTAAAGTGACGGGCAGTTATGGTTCAGCGACCGCTAAGGCTCATGCTGACACTTTATATATTCAAGATGATGTTAATGCCGATGTTTATCCAGAAGGACATTCGAGAGCTGGGGAAAGAGTAAATGATTTTTCAGTTGGAGATGTTAAAATTGAAGGATTGAAAACGATTAAAATAAGAAATATTAAACAACAAGCTGCATCAATACTCGCACAGACAGATTGGTACATAGTTAGAAAAGCGGACGCTAATACAGCAGTACCTTCAGCCATTACAAATCACCGCGCAGCGGTCCGAACGAAATGTGCTGAAATGGAAACGGCAATCACTAATGCATCGAATACAGCAGCCATAGAAACTTTATACACAGCCGTAAACACGGCCGATGAAGGTGATCCTGTTGTAATGGAGAGACCATTAGGTGAACTGCCAACGCTGGAGGTTTAATGCCTTTAATTATACCAGCAAATACTACAACAACAGCAGCATATGATGTAGCCAACTCATGCAGGTTTAATTCTGCTGATAGTGCTTATATGGATTATGCTGATCACCCAGGTACTACTGGTGGTGAATTTGAATATACCCTTTCTCTTTGGGTAAAAAGAGGATTATTAGGTTCAGCTCAATATCTTTACAGTTATGCCAGAGATGCAAATGCGACAGAATATTTGAGATTTGATGCGGGTGATACTTTAACGTACTACATAAATGTCAGTGGTTCTAATTCAACACATACAACTACTCAAGTCTTCCGGGATTGTTCCGCTTGGTACCATATTGTGCTTGTTTATGATGCAGAAAATGGAACAGACGCTGATAAAGTAAGAATTTTTGTCAATGGTGTACGAGTTACATCATTTTCAACTGAAACGGCACCTGTTTCTACGTGGTCTGCCTGGGTAAACGATGGAAGATATGATCCAGGTCTTGGTTGCTTATGGGATGGCTCTTCAGCTTCGGCTTTTTTTGATGGCTATATGGCAGAAGTTGTCTTCCTTGACGCTGCAGCTTCGGCACCAACTTCTTTTGGAGAGTTCGATTCTAGTTCTCCTACGATTTGGAAACCGAAAGATGTTTCAGGATTAACATTCACTGGGTCTTCTTCATTTTATTTAGATTTTGAAGACAGTGGAGATTTAGGTGATGATGAAAGTGGAGAGGGAAATGATTTTAATGAAGCTAATCTAGCCGCAACAGATCAATCAACCGATACACCGACTAATAATTTTGCTATTATGAATCCTTTAAACTATGGAACTAATTATACTTGGTCAGAAGGAAATTTAGAATTAACCCAAACAGCAACAAATTGGGATTCCGCATATGCATCAATAGGTGTGACTTCTGGCAAATGGTATATGGAAATTAAAAGAACTGCTGGAGATCATTTTGACATAGGGGTTACTGATGTAGTGGCTCCAACAGGAAATTTTTCACAAAATTCTGGTTGTGTGGCTTATAAAAGCAACGGAGAAATTGCACAAGGCGGCTCTCTTGAAGGAACTAATGTAGCCACTTTTACAACTAATGATATAGTCTCCGTAGGTTTAGATGCGGATAATGAGGCGGTTTATTTTGGATTAAATGGAACTTGGTTAAATAGTGGGGATCCAACATCAGGTGCATCGAAAACAGGTGCTTTTGATTTACCTAATTCAGGTTCAACTTATTTTATGGGTTTTTCGCCATATAAAGGTGGGAGTTCAGCTTCTGGTGCTGGTCAAGCAAATTTTGGCACTCCGCCATTCTCTATTTCATCAGCAAACGCAGATGCAGACGATCAAGGTTCTTTTGAATACGCTGTACCTTCTGGGTATTTTGCGTTATGTACTAAAAACTTAGCGGAGTATGGAGGTTAAATGGCAGCTTACACGACAATAGACGATCCTGAAGCATATTTTCAAACCCAGTTATATACTGGAAATGGTTCGGCTAATAATGCAATCACTTTAGGTGGTGATACGGATATGCAACCAGATCTGGTCTGGATAAAAAACAGAGATGCCACCGACTCGCATTGTCTTTTTGATGCTGTAAGAGGTGCCACTAAACTTTTAGATTCCGCTGAAAATACCGCAGAAAGCACAGATACTGATACATTGGATTCTTTTGCAAGTGATGGTTTTCAAGTGGATGCCGATGTTAAGGTTAATACCGATGCAGAAAAATACGTGGCATGGTGCTGGAAGGCGGGGGGTTCAACATCTTCAAACACAACAGGAGATATAACAAGTACAGTTAGTGTGAACTCTACATCAAAATTTTCAATCGTTTCCTATACAGGAAATGGAAGTGCTAATCAAACAGTGGGTCATTCTGTTGGTGTGAAACCTGATCTGGTCATAATTAAAAACAGAGAAAGAGCCGCACTATGGGCTGTCATTAATCCAAGATTTGCTTCAACCAGCAATACGAACATGCTTTATCTTGATTCTACTGCCGCTGAAGCTGACGATACAAATATTCAAGGAGATAACGCGCATAGTTCCACAATTTTTGGAGTCGATAATTGGGCTGGAGTTAATACTAATACTGAAACACAAATAGCTTATTGTTGGGCTCCAGTTCAAGGATTCAGCAAGTTTGGAACTTACGAAGGCAATGGAAATGCTGATGGCACGTTTGTTTACACGGGATTTAGACCAGCCTTTGTCATGACTAAATCAGTTGATAGTACAAGTGCTTGGCATATGTTCGATAATAAAAGAGAAGGCTATAATAAAGATAATGATCCTCTTGTAGCAGATGACACTACTGTAGAAGCTACAACTGATATGATTGATTTATTATCTAATGGTTTTAAATTCAGAATTGCAACCGATCCAAATGTCGCTGAAACCTATGTGTACGCTGCCTGGGCAGAAGCCCCTTTCGTCAATTCAGAAGGAGTACCTTGTAACGCGAGATAATTATGCTACAAAAAGTTAAATTTGCACCCGGATTCAATAAGCAAGTCACAGCAACTGGAGGCGAAGGCCAATGGGTTGGTGGCGACTATGTACGATTTAGATATGCAACACCTGAAAAAATAGGCGGCTGGGCTCAACTGGGTAATAGCACTTTAACGGGAAGAAACACGGCGCTGCACCATTTCATTAATTCCAGTGGAATTAAGTATGCCGCTCTGGGAACGAACCGATTTTTATACGTCTATTCTGGAGGAGCTTTCTATGATATAACTCCCCTTAAAAGCACAACCACTTTAACCAACGCTTTTTCAACAACCAATGGCGATGCCACAGTCACGATCACGTTTGCGAGCGCTCATAATATTAGCAAAGGGGACATTATTCTTTTGGATAATTTTACTACTATTACCGATTCTGCTTTTGGCTCTGGTGATTTTGATGATTACAACTTTCAAGTCGCCACCGTACCAACCAGCACAACGATTACCATCGAAATGGGCTCAAACGAAAGTGACTCGGGAGCCGATACATCCGGAGGCATAAGAGTTAGATACTATTATTCCATAGGACCTGCCGTTGAAGAATCAGCGGCCGGCTGGGGTTTAGGACTCTGGGGCGGTACTGTCGCAGGTGCAATCACATCCACATTAAATGGAGCATTAACGAGTGGTTCAACAAGTATTGTACTGGCCGATTCAGCATCGATGCCTTCATCAGGAACAGTTTTAATAGACAGTGAACGTGTCGCTTATACATCAAACACAACAGGAACCGACACTTTATCAGGACTAACAAGAGGAGCGGATAATACCACGGCCGCTAGTCACTCGGATGGAGCGACGGTGACGGACGCTTCGGATTACACCAAATGGGGCGCATCGCAAACGGGAGACATCATCACCGCTCCTGGTTTATGGCACCTGGATAATTTTGGAAATAAACTCATTGCGACGATCAATGACGGATCAACTTTTGAATGGGATTCAAACGCAACCGGAGCGACTTCGACGCGGGCAACCGCTGTCACAAGCGCGCCTACGGCCGCAAAACAAACTTTAGTCTCCACGCCGGATCGACACTTAGTTTTCTTTGGAACTGAAACAACCATTGGCACGACATCCACACAGGATGCCATGTACATTCGTTGGTCAGATCAGGAGGACATTAACACCTACACAC